TACCATCCAACGCGAACAGTTCTTTGAAATGTACTATATAATACTTGCCTTGCTTATGAAGTATGTGACAGGATTGGTATAACTTCTTCTCTTTCCTAGAAGCTACTCCTATCCTCGTTAGAGTTTCTCTTACCTTTAAAAAATCATCTGGTTCACTCAAGTTTACTTCTACCATTTGGTCAGGAGTCCATTTGACTTCCTGCTCAGTGAATGAAGTACTCATCGTCTTCCTCCCTTTTCATGTTTGTTACGAATGTATTCAAGTTGGGTGTTGGTAAGAAGACTTACTGCGATCTTCGCTTTTTCATTACTATATCCATAGTGTGATTTGACCAGATCCAGATCTTCAATCTGTTCTTTCTTCAACCAAGGTGTGAAACGCTTTCGCTTTCTCAAAGTATTTAGCAAAAAGTCATATTGAAGACGCTTGTCTAGGTTGGGATATTTATTTACTTCATTAGCAAATAGGATCGCATCAATGTGTCCACTGAGACATCGGTTGACAATGTAAGGAGGATAAGATTTAACACGGTCAGGATCGTCAACATACAAATGCTCTTTGGTATTGTTGATAGACGCGAGAATTTCTGAAAGATCACTACTCATAACCAATCTGGTTTGCGGGATGGGTCACGAAGATAATTAGATGCAACCCAAGGTTTGCTGCCAATGTAATTCTTGTAAGCAGTAAAAGTGTCAATGCTTGTGTCAAATTTAAACCTGTCGGGCATTGCTCTGGTATAGCTCGTAGGGATATCATTGTTGTTAGGGAATATTATATTAGCATGAAGCATAGTATGTTGACAACTATGTACCTTGTTGTATCTATGTGTGTACTCAGCACACAGAGCAAGACCATGCTTGATCAACCAACGATAGTTAGTCTGTGCCCATACAGTACATGGATGATTACGGAACGCACCCTTCTCTGTCTTGTATGGTTCACCATTGAGTTTAGGTAAGTCACCGAAACCATGACCCCACTTCTTAGATGCTACGATAGATAACATCTGACATGTCTCTAGTGGCATCTTGACAATATGTTTGTCAGGTAATACTTGTGCTGACTTGATAGGGTCAGGGTCGGTTACAAATATATTCATTCGTTAGATCTCCATTGTTTTCTCATCATAACATATGTTTCATTCTTAGCAACAATATCTCTTGCTCGTTTAAATATTTTAGCAGACTCAGCAAAATGACAAGTAGCATGATCTTTTTCTTGGGGTATTACATTGCCTTCTTTATCATACTTTTTACCGTCTCTATGATTGGCATATCTCCTTGATCTGGTAAATCCCATCTCTAAAAACTTACGACACATATCCATACCAATAAAATCTTCATCCACTTGATAGTTTAGAAACATGGTATAGATTTTAAGAGCACTCTGTTGTGCTATTTCTGGTGTCTTAAACCTCCAATGAGCACATATATCATTGGTGTAAGGACGCACAAGTAATACACCTTGCTCACCTCTACCTATGCGATACATTTTACGAGTCTCTTCCTCAGTAAAATCTAATTCTTTGTAGTTGTAATCGTAATCAAATTCTTTCATAGTATAGGAGGATTCTTAGCGTATGCTTTGTAGTCAGGTGTGATGTTCATGGTGAGAGTTAAACGTCTCTCTTTAGTATCATTGTAACCTGTTTTGTGGCGAAGCCATGAAGGGAAGAACACAACGTCACCTTCTGAAACACTTATCCTTCTCCAAGGATGATTGCCACTGATAGGTTCTGCTGCTCTCACTGCTGTCATGGGATCATAGATCCATAAGTCACCAGAGTTCTCTGGTTTGAGGATGTATGCTGTACATGTGAGACCTACACCATGATGATGCTCGTCAGTATAGTCCCATTGATAATGTTCATTATACCATGAGTTAGATATGTAGTGTGGGTACCCATCATATCTCCATGCTGTACGTAGGTACTGCATCTTCTGTCTTAACCATACCACATACTTAGAGTTCACTTCCAAGTTATGTGGAAAGTGATTGCTAGGTTCTAGTATATTAAACAGGTCAGCAGTAGACTTACCACCTTCTTCTAGTGCTGATTCAATATCATACTTGTCAACCATGTCAAACAATTCATCAGCAGTTTTAATCTGCTCTGATGTATCAAACTTAAATGTGTCTTTGTATACAACAGGTGCTGATATGTTGATAGGTTTCATGTAATTATTCTTCTAGGTCCGTTGACACCTGTGCGGTGTTGATTGATTTCATAGATCGCTACGGATCCAGACTCCAGAGTGACATGTACTTCGTCACCTTGGATGAGTGCTTGTGTAGCACCTCTAGCAAAGTTGGTTAGTACCCCTCTGCGTGTATGATATAGAGAACAGATTCCGTTCTTGACTCTGACTCCTAAGCTTCCTTCTGGCATGAATAGTTTGTAAGTAAAAGTTCACGTCGTCCCTGTTGATTCTTCATGTAATCACCAGTAGACCTCATAGTATAAGTATGATCCCAATCATACGAATGCCATTCCCAAAAACGATCAACGATCTTCTTTGAGTTATTATATGATATCATAACATTGCCCATTGTGTCATCCATTGTGTCAGCAAATCGTGTATGATCGAATCCTTTATGTAGTTTACCCTTCTCACCATATAGATTATCTTTGATACTGTATGGAGGATCAGCATAGATGAATGTATTGTCATCACATGTCAGTGAACCTATTCTACCTAGACAATCTTCTACTAGATCAGCATAGTCTACACATGTTATCTTCCACTCACGTATCAGTTCACCATAGGCAGGGAGTTTCTCAATTCCACGCATAGTCCAGTTGTTATCTGATGCTTGAGGAGAGAATGATGATGACTCAGTTAGACCTGAGAAACTACACTTGTTAATCACATAGAACTTTACTGCTCTCTCAAGGTCAGTACCATCTTTGAGACTATCTCTATAGTCGTTGAATAATTCTCTTGCTTTATCACGATCATTATACTCTTCTTTTAAATCTTTTAGATCTGATGTCAACTCTTCTCCATTCTGTTGTAGTTGTACCCAGAAATTATAGAGAGGTTCATAACAATCGTTGACCCAGATAGGTAGATCTGGAAATTGTTTTGTCATAGCAATAGCAAAACTACCACCACCCAAAAACGGTTCACGAAACTCTGTGATATGTTCTGGTAGGAACTGGAATAGTTTTTGTACTGCTCTGGACTTACCGCCAGGATAACGCAGTGGTGTCTTCAAAGATTTCATAAGTAAGTTGCGACTAACACGACACGTCTTGTACCATTACAGGGTTGCTCAATACTATGGAACCCATCAAATATAATTATATCATCTTCTTTCGGATTATGCGACTCCCCTTCAACATTTGTAGCACCACACTCAAATTGATTTAGGTATACTACTATATTATTTGTCTCAAAATTATGATCCATGTGTAACGGTGTAGTATGTCCATCAGTTTCATGAGTACAGTTGACAACCATCCTAAGTACACTCTTAACCTTGATATTATTTGCCATGAAGATCTCTAAGAGAACCTTGTTAGCAATGTTCAACCAGTCTGATTGTTGAGTAGGCATGAGTGCTTCTTCAAAGCCAGGTCTCGCTAGTATAGTATGATAATAGTGAGCAGGACTAGCACCATCACCATGAAAATAATTCCAAGGGAAGGCACTGCTCATGACATCACTCTTGAACCTACGATAGGTTTGTGTATGTGGGTTATGTAATTGTGTTATCATTTTTTACGTATCTCCATGACTCCCATCTTCTTGGATTCTCTTCTCTGTTTTGCTTTGATCTTCTGTTCTTTAAGATCGTTCCAATTTATTGTATTCAATTTCTCTTTGTTACAGCACCCACATAGGAGTTGGAAGTTATCTGGTTCTAATTTTAAGTTCCAGAAATATTTTACTGGTAGTATATGATCTACTACAATTCTATTTTGATTCCACTCTCTTTCTAACTGCTGTTTCTCACGTTCGGATCTGCCCATTTTGATAGGTGCCTTCTTATAGTTTGGATCAGGACTACGACCACACTTATGACACTGAAAAGGTTTTGGTTGCTGTGACATATACTTATCACGTGCGTTCTTCCATGCGGGTGTCTCATAAAATTCTTGCGTCTCATAATAAGGTATGTCAGTTCTCTCTAACTCTGGATAATTTTCTAGACTATACTTGGTTTGTGTATGAAGTGGATAGGGTATAGGTGTGAAAGGTTTTCTTGTTGCTAGGTTCTTCCTTATTTGTTCCTGTCTCTTACCTTCTGCTACTAATCTTTCTGCTTCTCTTCTTTTTTCTCTCCTTTCTCTTAATTCTGCTGTTGCTTTCTTCTTTGCCTTCTTCTTTTTCTTTGCTGCATATGCTCTTTTCTTTCTGGTGACATAGTGGTAGTCATCTATAGGACCACATGAGTCTGTAAACTTGGTGATGTTACGCATGTACTCATCGTAATCTATATACTGCCAACACACATTAAAGGAAGGATCTTCCCTCCTCTGCTCTCTTATCCACTCCTGTTGAGCAGGAGAGAATGCGATCATATTATCTGTTCTATAGATTCTTACACTACCTTCTCTGTACCTGTATTTTTCAATCATTTGAAGTTACACTCCACCATAATTTCTGTCATTGCTGCTAGTAGATTGATCTCCTGATCAGCAACGAATGCTATCTGATACTGATACTTTGCGATGATCAGTACAGCAGCAGGGATACTACGTGGTTCTAACTTCGCATACAATGAGTCGTATAGAGTACGTAGTATGATATTGGGATCATTGTCTAAGTTATCAACAACCCACTGTCTAACATTACTATAATCTTTCCTTGCTAAGAAGTCAACTAACTTGTCAATGTTAGTATCAATCATAGCAGATAATATACCTGTGTCAATACTTCCAGAGGTAGAATATCTCTGTAGTTCATTGAGCACACGTCTCCAATCTGGGAAGTGTCTTTGTATAAGTTCTGCTACTACCTTCTTATCATATGCTACCCCTTCTTCATCCAATATATTATTCAACCTACTGAAGAACGATGCCATGATCTGTTGCTTCTCATTCTTCTGTATACCAAACTCAATACAACTACACCGTGAGTGGATAGGTTCGATTATCTTGTTCTTGAAGTTACAAGTGAATATGAACGAACAAGTCTTATGAAATTCCTCAATGAATCCACGGAGGAGAAGTTGTACGTCGTGAGTGGTATTGTCTGCCTCATCAATAATAATGACCTTGCGTGAGGATCCACCCAAGAGGGAAACAGTTGATGCAAAGTTTTTCGCTTGACTCCTGACGGTATCAAGGAACCTGCCCTCGTCAGATCCGTTAATAACATAATAGTCTACTCCTAATTGTTTACATAATGCCTTGGCAACAGTGGTCTTACCGATCCCTGCTGTACCAGACAGTAATAGATTAGGTACGTTGCCCTGATCTACTATCTCTTGGAATGTATCTTTGATACGTTTGGGTAAGATACAATCTTCAATCTTCTGGGGTCGATACTTCTCGACCCAAAGGAAGTCACTCATGCTAAAACTGTGTTAATTAAGATCCGAGTTTGATGCTCGGATGGGGAGTGTCCTGTGTGAACATAACTCCCATCAAATAGTACCATACGTCCTGCCTTTGGAGCAATACGTTGTTTGATAGGCATACTCTGAGGGTAGGACTTCGCCCACTCCTGCTTGTGATCATAGATCACTGTGTCTCCATCACTGTCATTAACATATACTATAGATGCTATATGTTTCTGTGGTACATCAATGTGAGGAGGATGTATGTACCTATCGTGTAGAACTGTCATGTCTAGTCTACACCTTAGAACATGATCTGCCTTCGCTATATCTTGTATACGATATATCAAAGGACGGATTAGAGTTGCGATAGGAGTGTCATCAAACTTATCTGGTTGCCATGGAGGTAGGATACCGATAGAGAAACCGAAGTCCTCTATCAACTCGTCAGCATAGTCTGTGAGAGATTGTGATCCTTGAAAATACCATGGAGTTTTGGCAGGGTCTGTTGCCTCCTGTATCGCTTTTAGATATGTGGGTGATACGAAGTTATCGTATACTGCTATATCAATTTTCCTCATAGGTTGAATCAGGTTCTAGAGCAATGAGGTAAACAACTCCATCGGAGGATACCCACTGACTAGCACCAGACTTACTGATCCTTACATTATAACCTGTGATAGCATTACTATATTCTAACTTGTAGATGTTCTCTGCCTTCAAGTTAAAAGAGAATGTAGCATCAGTTGTACCAACACCAATAGAGTATGTGTTAGATGATGGGTTCTCTCTATCTCTAATCTCAATAGAGACTCTACCATTCTTACCTATGACAGCAATGTCTTCTAAGTGTCCATAGATTGATAGAGCATTCCTGATCCTGTTAAGGTCAGAGGTGTCTAGATCAAACTCACAATCTATACTAGGTAACTGTGGGAACTCAGCAGGAGGTTGCTGTACGATAGAAGGATCAGCAAAGAAATATTTTGCCTGTGTCCTATCAGTTTTAACAGTAACGTATGCTTCGTTGTCAAAGATAAGATCCCCTTGGTTGTCTGTAAGACTCATGACCTTGAGGAACTCGTCTAGATCATAGATGGCAAAGTCCTGTGGGAATGATTCTTCGATAGGTGTCTTAGCAAGAACATTCTTTTGGATTGATAAAGAAGAAATTTCATTTCCTTCTTTGAATTGGATCGACCTATTAATCTT